AAATAGATGACATCATCGCTTCAATGCGTTTCATGAAGCGTAAATACGGAATACAAATGGTCTTCATTGATTATCTACAACTGATTGATCCCGGTGATGTACGATTATCAAGAACAGAACAAGTAAGCGTGATGACAAGAAAGCTGAAATTGGCATCGAAACAATCTGACTGTAATGTCTGCACAATCTGTCTGTCACAGTTGTCTCGTGCCTTAGAGCAAAGATCGGACAAAAGACCAATGCTTTCAGACCTTCGTGATTCTGGAGCGATAGAACAAGACGCTGATCAGATTTATTTCGTGTACAGAGACAATTATTACAACCACGAATCTCAGGATCAGTACACAGAATTGATACTTGCAAAAAACAGACATGGAGAAACAGGCAGATGGAAAAGATCATTTAACAATAGAAAGTTTACTGTATATGATGAATTAGTTGAACCAGATGAAAGTCCTTTTGACATATTTTAATTAATTTTAATCAAAATCATAATTATGTACAATAAGATCATTTTAATTGGCAACATCGGAAAAGATGTCGAAAAAAGAGATGTCGGTGATCAGACAGTCTCAAACTTTTCATTAGCTACTTCTTCAAGCTATAAAGACAAGAATGGAGAATGGCAAGAATCAACAGAATGGCACAACATTGTGTATTGGCGAAACCTTCCAGACTTTATTCAGAAAGGAAGCCAAGTATTTATTGAAGGCAAGATCACCACAAGGAAATGGCAAGACAAAGAAGGCAATGACAGATACACAACAGAGGTCATCGCATCACGAGTGCAAGTTCTTGGAAAGAAGAATGAAAACACGATGCCTGAACTTGTCTCTGTCGGTCCAGATGGTAAGATGAACGACCTTCCTTTCTAAACCAACCAAAGCAGAAGAGTCAGCACGATCTGGCTCTTCTTTTTTACTATGGACAAAAAGAAAAAATACAAGTGTAGAGTCTGTGGTGATTATTATGAACGATTCATGAAAGCACAGCACTTCATAAAATGGTGCAGCGAAAAATGTCAAGACATTTACATCAAACAAGTATTGGAAAAGGAAAAAAAGAAGGCTTGGAAGAAGAAAAAAGAACAGTACAAAAAAGAACTCGGCATAAAACCGAAACAGTCGCAAGATCAACTCCAGAAAAAAATAAATAAAATAGCTGTATTGCTTGACAAAGATCAGCCTTGCCTTGCAAAACCATTTGATGAGAACAGCAGATTTGAAGCTGGTCACGTTTATGGTGTAGGCAGATGTCCTGCTCTTCGCTATAATCTTTGGAATATACACAAACAAGGCAGCTACTCAAACAGATCACAGACCGATGATCAACTGATGATCGAAGGAATAGAACTGCGCTATGGCAAAGAGAAGCGTGAAGAATTAGAACAACTGCGCAGAGATTATCCTGTTCTGAAACTGACAAAGCCAGAGAAAATGGCTGCCCTCAAAAGAGCAAACGAGATACTGAACAGATTAAATGATGGAGAAGAAATGACAAGAGATTATATCAACGATTATTTGAACATATACAAAGAAGATTGACATGATAACAGAAAAAATGACTATCAAAACACCAACAATAACTTATAAAGTCAAAAGAAAACACGAAGCAAAGAAGCACAACAACTCGATTCAGAGTTGGATTTGCTCTTGTAAAAATCGACAAGGCATGAAATTTGAAGGCATGGTCTCTGAAGATTTATTGCTGAAAACATTGCAAAAATACAATCAGACATAAAAAAAAGAGGCAAGATCAACCGATCTCACCTCTGGTTCTAAGATAGCAAAATTGATATTTACAAACACATCAATTCATTGATGCAAGTCTTTCCATCTATAATTACAGCACAACCGATGGCAGGTTTTTTGCCACGCTTTGCATATGCCATTGCATAAGAGTCATGATCAATGCCACAGCCTACTTGACAACCAAAGACTTTAAACTTTGCGCCTACATACCATTCTGTGTAACATTGAGTGTGCAGATGACCTTGAACTGTTGACATCATGTCTGCCTTGCATTTCGTTCTCGCAGTTCCACCCTCGCCATGAAGATACTGAACATCATCATAAACAACTCTGTCAACAAAGTTCCACGATGCCACTTCTAAAACATCAGTAAAATCTTTGATCCATATCTTGGGAATACCACCAGAAAATGCTTTGCGCATCACTATTCTGTCGTGATTGCCAATGACTACATCAGCTTTTGGAAATGTCTTGTACCACTTTTTTATCTTCTTCTTTGCAAGTGTCAATTCATCACCTGCCGACATTCCGTCTGGATCAGTTTCGTGATAAGATGAATAATGTGAGTCAATGATGTCTCCTATAAACACTACTTTGTTGCATTTATGCTTTTTGTACATCTTCTTACAAAACGAAAGATACCCTTCAAGACAGAATGGCTCGTGAAGGTCTCCGATTACAAGAACTTTCATTAATGATGGATTTTAAGTCTGTCAATTGTGCCAGATTGTTCAAATTCTCTTTGATTTAAAGCATCCCGGAAAGGATCACTCAATTCATTGATCGTGACCTTCTTGCCTTTTACACAAAAAACGATCAGCTTGATTGCATCAATAAAGAATTTAGCAATTCTGAACCACTTGAAAAGATTCCAGAATTTGGGAAGCACAAGTTTTTGATCAATAAAAAATTCCTTTAAAGAAAAGGTCAGAATAATAGTCACGATGTCAATAAAATTACAAGTCTGTATTTTATTTGAGTTCTTTCTGTGATCTATTATGTAAAGCGTGTCAACTAAGTCTTGTCTCGTCAAGTTCATAGATTTCTGCATATAATTTTAAACAACGATTGATCCATCCAACATAAAAGACTTTTTGAGATGGATCGTTTTTGATGATCCTGTGATAATAGTCCACTCTGAAAGCCATGATGCGAAACAACTCAGGTCTATATGACATCAACGCTCGTTTCGTCTTTTCACCAAAGATGCCATCAACAGAAAGTACATCACGACCAGCCTTTGAATTTATAGAACGCTGCACAATCAATGCAACACCTCTTGGAGAATGATTGACATACATATCCATGATTAATAAACGATAAAGATCAGGAAGATCATTGATAGAATACTTCAACCAAAAATCTTCAAGATAAAGCATCTTTGCTCTATCTTTTGTCAATCCCTCGATGTCCTCATCTGGATATCTCGCTTCAGTAATGCCATACTTCGTTCTTCCACCTTTATCAACAGCATGGTCAACATAGCCTCCTTCAAGAGTCATTATATGGTCAACAGCTTTGTCAAATGTCATGCTGACCCATATTACTTTTTTGCTTCTTCTCGTGCCTTAAATCGGTCAAGAGAAGGCTTCAGAGCGTTTATCTTATTAGTTCCACTTTCTGTCAATACCTTGCTTGGTTCAACAAATATGGAATATACACCAATTGCTGTCGCTATTATGACTGTGATCGCATTATACACTTCATTCATGTTTTGAGATGCCAAATTGAAAGCAGCCAAAAGTTTTTCAATAATTGGCAAGTGAAGAAATACAGCAGCAGCCGAAAGTATCTGAATGGCTGCCCTGATGAAAGAATCTACAATTTCTCGTTTCATATTTTCTTGATTATACTATTAAAGTTCTTGTCTGAATATTGTGCCTATTTCTACAACTGAAACAATCAACAAAGTCATTCGGCAACTGCGAAGCCAACTCTGGCATTGTCTCATTCAAAATCTCCATTATTTCGTTATTCTTAGCAATCAAATCATCACCTTTCACAAGTGTATAATAATTTATGCGATTGCTATTAATAATCTTATTGTTGAATTTCATTGAAGCATACAGTTGATATAACTTCGCATATAATCGACCAAATGATGTTGATGTCCAATAGTCATCATACATATCACAAAGCCATTCAAGGTAATCACATTGATATGTAAAATCAACAAACAAACCATATGAATAAGCATTCGTACTGCCACGAACTAAGTCATCATTTGTTATGCCATTTGTTGTCACTCCTTTGATCTCTACTTGTTGCGTGTATGAAGGTCTGTGTCCAGAGCATGATGGACAATAAAGCTGTGAATTGATAGGGAAACCATCTTGTCTGTCATAAAGCAAATATAGTGTTTCATTCTTTGTGAACCTATACTTCCAAGTAACACTTTGACTTGTAATAGTATTACTTCCACCAGAAACAGTAGTGCTTTCAAGAACAGTTCCATCTTCATTCACCAATTGAATGGTATATGTTCCAGCTTCAGCAATGGCAAGACCTATTGAACGAATAGTCAACACATTACCTCTTGGATGGTAAGGTCTTATTCTCAAGCCAAGATAATCTCTTGTCAATCCGTTGATGTTGCTTCTGTACTTTTGATGCTCACCAATTGTAGCTCTTACATTTCCATATCTTGGCGTTTGATACTTTGAAATATCAGTCAGCAAATGAGCATTCAGGTCAATGATTGCCTCATCACGAGCATCAGCCAAAGTTTGCCATATACCAGACCCACGACAGTCAACAAAGATGTCATCATTCAATGGAATTGACCACTCATCATTGTCAACATAATAGCCACTATATGATTGATTAATTGTAGCAAAATCAACAGGCTTTGCTGTTACATCTTCAAGACAATTGCAGTCAGCCTGACTTAAACCAATGACATATTTTAAACAATCCATATTCTATAAATTAAAAAAGGAGACTGATCACCAGACCAATCTCCTCGACCATCACTTCTATGACAACACTTTATTGATTATGCTTCGATTGAAATCTCAACAATGTTCGGATAAATTGTCTGTTCTGGTTGTGGTGCTTCAGCAAAAACACCTGCTGCCTTTCCTTCGTAATGTTCAGCGAATGCAGAAGAACTTGCACCAGTACAAGCCTTTCTCATTCTCCAATCAAAAGGAACAGGCAATATCTGACCTCCATCACTATATGTCAAGTTCATTGAACCTTCGTACCAGAAGAAAAGATCAGCAACATTGCTCAATGGCGATGTATTTTGATTCTCCTGACTTGGAATAAATCCAATCGAAGCAGCATCAACAAGATACATTTTCGTTCCACCTGAGATCGTATCAAGATCAACAATATTATGAACTATCGGAAGATTCGGATCAGTCAACAACGCATTGTAGTTCTGATATCCAGAACCCGGCTCTGCATCAGCTTTCATTCTTTCTAAGAAATAAGCATTACCGCAAACGAGAACAGGATCAATCATTCTGAACTTGATCGCTTCTCTTTTAATCTCTGCGATGAACTCTGCTGTTGCTTGTGCTGGGGTGATTACCCACTTGTCATTAGTCTCATCCCATGTTCCTGTTGTTGGAGAGAAACCTGTCAAAGTTCCTTTTGTATTCGCTGTAATGAATGTCAAAAGGTCTTTTTCAAGTTCCATTTCCAAGTCCATCTTGATATTCATCATCGCTGTCGCTCTGAGAAGATCAAAATCATCTTCACGAACACACTTGACAGAATTTACTGTTCTTCTGAAAATACCAAGATCAGAACTTGTATAAGTCTTTGCATCAGAACCCAGTTCTGCTCCTGTGAATGTGCAATCTGCTGAATCTCCAGAATAAGTTTCAGAAGATGTATCATTGACATCATTCAAAAACCATACTTCATGCTGATTACAGTATCTGCCATTAATAAGTGTCTGAACTCCTGTGTTTCGGACACGAACAGCTTGTCTGTTGGTTAGGAAATTGAAAACACCTGTTGGTCGTTTCCATTGTTTATTCCAGACATCAGATGCCCACATCTCCGATGCCTTTGCTCTTGCTTTTTGAAGAGCAGTTGGTGTGAAAACACCTGCGCTATAAGCCATATCTATCTATTTAAAAAATTAGTAATCAATTTAAACTGCGAGGCTTTCAATTTGCTTGTTTGCCTCATTGATGATGGCAGATTGTTCAGCAGCTGTATAGTTTTTATTTGACTGTACGCTCTGAGTAAATTGACCCAATTCTTCAAAATCTTTAAACTTTGGAATATTGAACGATTTATCGCTTCCAAGTTCCACCTTGACTTTTCCCTGTGCAGGATTAGGAGATGAAATCTTTGGCGTTTGGAGTTCTGGAAAATAACCTTCCTTTGCCACCGATGTAATGTAATTATTGAAATCATATGGATTATACCCATTCGACTTGTCAATGGCAGGTTTGCCATCTTTGTCAATTATAACAGGCACACCATCGACATAATCAACAGACATCTGATCATTGAACAAATCTCGCTCAATCATTATGTTTATCTGTTTTTTCAATACTTCATCATTCGGTGGAATAGCAAGTTCATTTTCTTTGCCCTTAAAGAAAGAAAACAACTCAGCCGATAATGACCTTGTCACAGTTTCCTTCTTATAATTAGCCAACTCCTGTTGATGATTGCTTGATAGTTCTGTTATTTTATCTTCGTAGCTTTTGACCATAGCTTGAAACTCTTCAGTCTTTGCTACATCGACAACTTCTGACTTCTTCTGTTGCTTTGTTAAACTATCTTTGATCTTTGACAGTCCATGATCTGACCATCGCATATCAATTCCAAGTTCTTCTTTCGCTCTATCTTCAATTTCTTTGAATGCCAAACGCTTCCACTTTTGTTCAGCCTCCTTTTCAATTGATGAAGATTTCTCAGAAACAACACCATCAATGCGTTCACCGATCTTGCTCAATAATTTAGATCGAATTTTCTGCTCATCTATTGGTGACTTTTCACCATCTTTTTCCTCAAAAAAAGTTGAGAACTCCTCGCTGCTTAAATTGAAGGTCGCAGCCAATACCTCCTCCGATAGAGGCAAAAATGCCTTATCCATATTTTAAAGTGTTTTGTTACTTTTCCTCAGATGCCTTTGCATCTTCAATGATGTCTTTTGCCTTCTTGTTTGTCACTTTTTTTAACGTGAAAACAGTCGGATATTGCATCATTATACGCTTTGCTTCTTCTTCTGCACTCCTCTTTACACCATTCTTTTCAACAGCGTAAATTGGATATTCTTTCAGCGTTTTGTTGTTTATCAATAGAACCATGATCAATCTTTTTTTCTTCTGCTTCTTGTCACTTTAGGCTTTTCTTCCTTTTGTGAGTTCGCAATTATTTCAATGCTTTCTTTCTTCTTTGGCTCATCATTTATCTCTATCCATCCCGCTTTGTCGTAGACTTTGCCATTATGCAAAAGAGGGAACAACCGCTTGTATTGTTCAGCAGTCAATTCCCTTACCTTTCCTGTCAATAAATTCTTATACCTTGCCATAGATTACTTTTTATGATGTGAATGGTGAATCGTATCTTGGAGGCTTACAAGTCTGAACAGTCGTTGCAATAAACTTGATCGTCTCAACTGATTCTGTACCTCTTGTCAACTCAAGATCAGAATCAATTTTGCAATGCAACCATCCAAAAAGTGAACCACCATCAGTCTCATACGCCAACCAGCATTGCTTGTTGTTGTCAAAATCTCTTGATAGTGTGTAGTTTGTTTCATTAACATCTATCAAATCAAAATTGACAGTATATGTCTTGGTCTGTATAATAGACTGACCCTTATATTCAAAAGTATTTTTTTCAGGAACAGGCACATCACCCACAACATACAACTCACGAATGAACGCTGATACTGTTTCTGAATTGCTGATCAATCCTGTCCACGTTGCCAAATCTTCCATATTTGCATCATCAATTGGCGCAGTTGACGTTCCATCAAAAGGAGCAAGAAAAACTCTCTTTATTTCTGATTTTCTTATATCCCACGAATCCAAGCAATTGTTTGAATCAGCAACCACGATGGTTGTAGTCGAACAATCAGCAGGTTTTGTCGGACAAGCTAAATTTGGGTAAGCAAAAAATCCACCGGGCATAACTATTTATTTTTTTAATTATTTGTCAAAAATCTTAATCAATAAAACAACTTCCAATGACTTACTTGTTTTAATTGGGAACAATTGAATGAATGATCATTCTGATTGTCAAAATTGATCTGTAAAACTTATTTAAAATTTACGCTTGTTGTGTCTGCATTTCCACCTGACACACTTGCTTCAATTTCTCAAGAGCCACAATTGAACTTTTTGTCAATTCAGCACTTTGTGTTTTTATGATCTTGCTCAACGATCTTTTGATCTTATTACTTTCTCGGCACATAATTAACAGAATTAATGAAATTCATTGTTTCTTGCCGAATTGCATCAAAAGACTTTTCAGCCTTTTCTTTGTCATCACGCAGTTCTGCAATTCTTTCTTCATATAGTTTTCTTTCATTGTCAAAGCTGTCAAATGCCGATTTCATCGCTCTGTCGTGCATCTTTTTTATATAAGCAATAGCACCTCCTGAGAACGTCAAAAGCAGCGAGATCAGTCCTATTTCTTCTGTCATGTTTGATTTCTTTTTATATTTTATAAGGTGCTATTCTTAAAAGCTATTAATTACGCTAAACGTAACTAACTGATCATTTCCTCTTCGGTCTTGCCACTATCTCAAAGCCTGATTTAAACTTGTAATCAATGACATTGCCCAAGCTATCCATGACTGGTATCTCCTTGTCCCAAAACTTTATAAAATACTTTCTGTATTTTAATTCAAAGCAAGTAGAACACACATCAAAGGCAGGTTTCCAAACCACATTCGTATCAGCCTCAGATAGTAAGAACGCCTTTCCTCTCCTCGTGAATTTCATTTCCGCTACATCTTCGTATAAGTGAGAATGCTGAGACCTCGTGTACTTGGCAAAATTCTCAGAATTAATAGCTTCGTTGATAGGCACTTCAAGAATGATAGTGCTATCCTGTTGTGCATTCATTGATAGGCAGAATGCAAATGCCATAAGTGTCATTATTGTTTTCATTGTAATTATTGTTTTATTGTATCATTTCCATAATTAATTTCTTCATCAGGACATATGAAATTACCACTTCCCTTTATTGTCTGTATTTGCTCCATAAAGGACTCTGAAACTGTCTCTAATAGCATTTCAAGTGCTTCCGCTACTTTGTCATCAGAACATATGTCTACTGCGCTAAAATCAAGTTTAACGAAGCCTTGTCTGTTGTCGTAAGATGTCTTTACTCGTATCATATTATTGGTTTATAATGTCTGCCAACTTGAACCATTCCAAACTCTTAATTCATATGCTGAGCCTGTGTCGTGTAAATAAATGTCTCCATCCTGCTCTGTCCCAGAATTAGGAGCAGTAGACAATGGATTTAAATTCAATACATCATTAATATTTATTCTTCCCTCTGCTTCAATATTTATTCTTGTAACTGAATTAGATTGTAGGTTTAAATCATTACCACCAGAACCCGAAACATCTCCTATTTGAGTACCATTTACATTCTGTGTTATCTTAAATATCCTTGTGCCATCTGTTATGAGTAAATCACCATTCAACTCTGTATCTCCTACCACATCAAGTTCTGCACTTGGCGTATTCGTACCAAAACCAATATCACCGCTTGTGCCATCCATAAATATTGCATTTGCATCTGTGTCGCTTTCTACTCTAAATTCACAAGCTGTACTATTTTCATTTATTACAACCCTATTTACCAGTCCCGCTCGTTCTTCAAGATGTAGTAAATCATAGCCACCAGCATAGAATCGAATAATATCATTAGAAAAAAACATCTCCGTATCTGAATCGGCTTTATGTTCTATTCCTGTGCTTGTTCGTATGTAACCACCATCTGTAAATTCAAAACTTGCAGTCTCTGGAAATCCTCCTGTGTGGTCTACTTTTGTTAAAGTGAAAAAGTCAGTCTCGCTATATACCTTTAATTCATCAAAACCTAACTCAAAATACTCTCCTACAGTTCCTGTGGTCTTTTCATATTTAAGATTATCATATGAACCTGTGCGGAGACGATAATCATCAGTAGCACTATCAAATACCCAATATAGGTCGTTGTTGTAAGTAGTCATTGTTGTTCCAAGTGGATTGCTCGAACTGGCATCAAAGTACAATTTTAAATTTGCGAATTGGTCTCTTATCCCCCAGTTGTCTGTATTGAAAAAGACATGCTCCGATCCAGTAGAAGATACTCTCAATTCTTGGTCTATCACTTGAACTCTATTATTTGCCCTATCCAAACGCAGCATGACCTGACTATCAGAAGATATGTCCCAATGCTCTAAAGTTGTCACCCCAGTTCTATAAATCAGTCCACCGCCTCCCGAATTGTTTTGGTATTCAATATAGGCATTTTGGTCATCTGTTGTCTGAATCAGCATTGTAGCAGCAGCACCTGTGTTTTCTATTTCAAGCTGCTTGGCGGGTGATGATGTATTTATGCCTACGCTTCCTGTTCCGCTTATATGAAATCTCTCGACTCCATTTGTCCAAACTTCCATATCATCAGCAGCAAAGCCTATTCTTGCATGATTTGGCGTAACCTCAGTGTTAGTTATAAAAGTGATAAAGGAATTGTTGCCTCCATCAACTCGCATTGGTATATTGCTTGGAGAATCAACATAAAAAGTATTCGGCGTTGAGGTGCTTCCAATGGCTAAATTATTGACAATATAACTACTGCCATCAGGGTTTAAATAAATGTCAGAGGCAGAACCTGAGTCATACAATCTTAATGCTCCATTATATATACGCACCTCTTTCGCACCAGTTGTAGATGTTTGGTCAAAGATTCTAATGTTATAATTACTTGTGCCATCACCACCAAAAAAATTAAATCGTTCAACAAGGTCAAATCCCGAACTTGGATTAGATATTGAGAAAAATCCATAATTACCACCCGCACCGTTGTCTGCTGAATAATTATTCAAAGAATTTGCACTCGCATCAAGATACCAAAAACCACCATGTCCGACACCTGTACCATTCATTTGGAATTGCAAGTCATTATTTGAAAGATTGACAGTCCTAAACCCAGTTAATGTCAAATTATCATCGCCTAAATTGAGGTCAATTTCATCACCTATTGAGGTTAATGTTCTCTTTGATACCGTTCCGTCTGAACTATGCACCAATACATCATCTGTTGTGTTGTCTGTGTTTACTGTCGCTATCTCTACGTCTCCTGTGTTATTAATTACAAACCTTGTATTAGTTCCTAAGTATGTGTTGTCTGCTATCTCAAAAGAACCTTCATACCCTGTACCTATTGACCAATCATTTGCGCTACCACCTTCAGCTTGTAAAAAAGATATTTGCGGTTCACTTCCATTTGCCGAAATATAGACCTTATCATTAACCACATCATCCCTTACAAATTCAGCTATTGGGTTTGCAGTACCAAAACCACCCGTAACCTTCAGCGCCCTTCCTGAGGAGTTATCTATTCGTAGTGTAGCGTCTGGTGATGACGTTCCAATCCCTACGTTTCCGTTGTTTTCTATCCACAATTTTGCACCGCCACCGCTTGACGTACCTATAAATAACTCGCTGCCATCACCTGCTCCGCTATGGTCATCAGAATCAACCGCACCTATTACCCAATTATCACTACCTGCTGTTTCAAATTGCAATTCTGCCCTCCTGTTTGTTGCACTTCTGTCTATTCTTAAATAAGCATTGGTTGATTGGTCTATATGTATATCTCCACCCTCGATTTCCAATTTCTCATCGGGAGTTGACGTTCCAATACCCACCCTACTATTCGCTATATCAACGTAAATTGTCCCATCTGCTACCGCTTGATTCGAGGCATTACCCACGAATAGTCTACCTGTATTTAAGTTAGGGGTAGCATTAGTCCTTCCTGCGCCTGATATTTTTATCGAACCCGCAGAATTATCTACCCTCGTTACTTTTGCTATATTTTGTATTAACGCTGATTCCCCAGTTGGTGGAATTGCAGTTAATTGACCAGCAGTCGTTGAAATGTATAATATATCACCTAAAGAAAATGCTAATGTATTTAAATTTGATAACGTGCCAAAGGTATAAATATCAACAGGATTGCCTGAATTGGCTGAGGCTGCCACTACCCCAAAGCCCGGCATCTTAGCAGCATCATCAGCATCTGCCTTAGAGACTATTGTCGTATTCCCTGAAATGCCTGAGACATAAACTACTTGTCCTTTTGCTAAATTTTCTCCTGCCTGTGCTTTAAACAGAACTGCTCCCCTTAAATCGCCAATAAATTCATCGGCTTCTACCTCTGCGAAATTCATAGCATCTAAGCCTCCAGCATCATTGCCGCTTGTCAATACCTCTTGCAATGTTTGATCATCTGTACCACCTCCAAGAGTTCCAAGATCAACCCATGAAGCAAGACCATTTGCATCCGATCTGAGAACTCTATCAATTCCCTCTGTTGCATTATTCAACCTGAACTCTCCAACTACATCCAAAGCATAGACAGGAGAAATACCAACCCCAAGATCATTATAATAATAAGCATCACCATCACTTTCAATAATCGCTTGAGCAGTATTTCCAATTATGAACTCAAAAGGTGAAGCCGATTCACTACCTACAAAAGTTCCACTATTATACGATCCAATCTTTGCTTGATGTGAGTTTGTATAGTTTGTCCATACTGAATTATTGCCATAAAAGACAACGTCACCAATTCCACTTTGCAGAAACGTAAGATCATAACCTGCCAATGACAATGATCTTGTTCCTGTCAGAGTGCCATCAATGTTGTATATATTATTAAAGCTAAAATTTGCATTCAATGTATCAGCAGCCTCTGAAGCTGTCACAAACTGTCTGACATTGCCAAGTGTAGCATCATTTTTGGTCATCAAAAACATAGTTGGAGAAGCACTTGTCTCCATCTGTTTATTCTTGACTTGAGAAAATCCTAATAAATACGCAAAACAAAATAATATTGAAAGTATTATTCTCATTACTTCTTGATAAATGTTCTATAAAGCTGAATGTCATCAGTCGCAAATGCGACATGAGGAGTTATCCTATTATTTGCAAAGTCAATAGTGTATTCATTGATCGCAGTTGTAGTTCCTTTGTATGCGTATGTGACTCCATTAACAACAACCCTCAAACGATCATCAATCTCATCTTCTGTGAATATGCTTGGATGCGGAAGCGTAAAGTTCGCAACATCATAATTTGATCCTGAGTAATTCAATGACCTTTCATACAGTTGAAATGTGAAACCTTGATTGACAGCAGTCTCAAGGTAAATATAAAGGACATCTAATGAACAGCCAGAAGATGTCATTCTTGCAATGAACAAGCCTTCACCATCAATGTCATGAGTGTCACCTGTGCCGACAGAAACCTCTTCATTCCCATTGATAACCTTGAACCATTCGACAGAATAAGTGACTGCTGTATTGTTTACAACACTCAAAGTATTTGAAGCATCTTTCGACAGTTCAAAAGTAAACGAGCAATCAACTGATCCTGTAATGTTCACAGGTACATTGTATATCTTTTCACAATCACCAGAAGCAACTTTGACTGTATGCACACCATCAGCAACAGCAGTATATGGCAATGAACTGCTGACAAGAGAACCAGATGGATTGTAAACTTCATAAGAGACAGAAGATGGTGCATTCGATGTAGAGGCATTTATGATGTCATTGTTTACGCTAACGCTTGTCTGCATAGCGATGCAAACGTCTTGATAATTGTAATAATCTGTTACAATGCAATTCTTCTTTTGTATGCGAACTCCATAATTTCCAAAATCACCAAGCGTTACTGTTGATCCCTTGCCCAAAAATCGACCATTTCTTGTCCATGTTATGTCTTCAACTACTGTTGCATCTGGATCATTTAACAACGTATATGATAACTGAAAGCCAGTTTGAACTATTGTGACAGCAAAAGCACCGCAAGTCAGATCACCCGGAGAAGGCGTATCAGGGTCGGTATATGGAGCGTTCTCATATGCGCTGATGTTACATTCAAGTTTCTCATAATCTTCCGTTTTATAGCTTATATCAAGCGCATAAGCACCATTTCCACCGCCACTTTCACCTTTTAGATCATAAATTGTCCACGTTTGTGAAGAGGCGATGTGTGTCAACTCTATATTGTCATAATATTTGATGTTATTAAATGCGTGGCGCAGAAAGTTTGAGCCTTTTACTTGCGCTGTGTAAACGATTTCTGATCTTTGGTATATTTTCTTGTTGTTGCCATAACCATCAGCACGTTCTTCAATCTGTTCTTCAATGTTTGTGACTGTCGGAAAAAAGTCATTTAGATACAAGATGTTCTTCCATCCAGAATCAAAATTTCCAAAGTCTTTTGATGAGCAGTCATCATACCACTCAATTTTGTACTTGGCAGAACAAATGAAAAATACTTCTGAATAATACGTCACTCCATTAATCAAGAGTTCAATCCAATATTTATCTTCTGTTGGTGGTGCTGCGTAAGTAAAGCCATCGAATTGAAGAAAGAACTCATCATTGCCATCATTGTCAACATCTTGTGTGATGCTATTGTATGACACAGAGTCAGGAACGTAAGTTGCTGTGTCGCTTTTTATTGTAGCACCTTGATACGTCTGAAGATCATTTTTGAATATAAGCTGAAACTTAATCGAACCAAAGTCAGGAAACAGTAATACAGGAACATTGCTATCAAATGTGTAGAGATGCTGCTCTTGTCTTGAGGTGTAGAATGGTATCGTTGATAATTCTGAAAACTTTGTTCGCATAATAGATGCAATTATTTGACTAAATCAAGGCATGAACAATGACTTTGTTTATTTATCTTTTTATTCTGAAAGCAACACTCAAGTCAAGTTCTTGTGTCGGTTCATTATATTCAGCAGACTGTGGCTCACCCCATCCAAACTGCGTTTTGACTCTATCTTCGGCTTTGAAATTAGTGAAGAAATCAGTTCGTGACATCGAAACAGTCAAATCATTCTGCTTTCTTATTGGCTTGGTCTGTGAGAACTCTGTCACCTTGCCATTGATAGTTCCTTCAAGCAATGGTCTGTTTCTCAGATGATATTTTGGCAATACATTTGCCCACGCAAATACACCATTAGCGATAACATTGCCAGATATTTCACCTTTGTCATAGATTACATTATTACTTGAATCAAGCGCAACAATTACCATCGCTGTTCTGATATCTTTTTCTTCAAGCAACTCGTCTTTCTTGTATATGGCAGCAAGATCATAAATACTGTTCTCACACTTATACTCATTTTCTTTCGTTTGTGAATCATTAGATGAACAGATTGCCTCATATTCAATTCTTGCATCAGCAAAATCAACGCCTGAATCTTCATAGCCATCAGTAAACAACTCAATCTGTGGGAAATCGCTTTCATTATATTCGTAGGATCGTTTTCCTCTGAGATCATGTGCAAATTCGCTCTGCTCAAGATTCAACATCCTTCTTCTTGCTCGATAGCTTGAATGCTCTATTCGTAGTGCAGAAAGACTCGTGTCATAAAAGACATATAAATCAAGTTTTGTCATCAAGTCACCAAGCAAAGTTTCAAACGACTGTTCAAGAATGGTTGCGTTTTGATTGGCATCTGGAATTATTAAATCACTCGCTTGATAAATTACAACATTGTTGAAATCAACTGCTGCATCTTCATATTCTTTCAGATATATTTCTTCGCTTGTCGAATTAATAGAAAAGAACTCGCTTATAACAGACAATGAACATTGCGAAGCAAGATATTCAATCGCATCTTTCAACGGAATGCCATTGTCAGCAGTTATGTCAATAATATCCCATTGTGTCGTTTCTGTGACTTCAACAGCGACACCAGAACCACCAACTTGAACAGATGATGTCGATGTCCTTTTGTTCGCAATCGCAGGTTCTCGATAATATGTGCCACCAATTAATGTCCACTCATCGCTGGTCTGAACAGATGTAGTAAATTCTCGTGCATAAGTGACAACATATAATATATAAAGAGGATTTCCTGTGTATTGATTGTCATCATATTCTGTAATCTTATCAATTCTTATTGCGACCCATCCAACTCCCGGAGGTGGATCAGGAATGACATCATATCTGCTGACAATCTTTTCTTCTATTTCTCCAACAATAGAATTTAAAGTCTTTCGTGCCTCTACATCGAAAAGGTTCTTCTTAATCTTCCAGTTGTTTATCACACATCTCATTGAATCATTGCTGACAGGCTTTATTTCAAGCGTTGCCCTTGAATAATCCCACGAACCTTTGCGATATGGTAAATATCCAACATAGCATTGCTGCCATGTCTGATCTGACTTGCGATACTTAATCGTCAAAGGTATCTCATAACAGCCAACTGTATCTTCTTCAAATGCTGACAGTTTTGAAAATGTAGCATGACCTGTGTTGTCAGTAAAGACAAGATCAGTATCAAGTTCAAGTGTCCAGACACGCTGATCATCATGATACTCCCATTGCCATGATAACTCGCCAATATCTGGATATACTTGAGTCAATCCAGTATCTGGAAACGTCAAAAAAAACTGATATGCCTCGTTGATGTGTTTCAATTCGCTGTGATATTATTTGCTTCGTAAACCATAGGAGTTCCAAGATATTGAATAAATCGTGAAACTTGGCAGTCAATAAGATATTCCGCACCCATTATATTGATGACCATGAACTGCTCATCAACTTGATAGAATGCTGGTATCTCACTCATGTCGACATAAATGTAAGTTTCTGTGTCTCTCCAATCATAGTCATCTTCCATATATTTTTCATAGTCATAGCTTGTAAATCTAACGATCATCTGTTGGCTTTTTTGTCTTTGAAATATTGTTCTAAATCTGGTCTGCGCCTTATAGCTTCTTTCTCATCTATCCACCCTGCATGATGTCTGCAATTATACCCTCCCATATTTGAAAGAGGATCATAACCGCCAGAAGGCTTTCCATCAAAATCTTCAAACGCCCATTGCTCTGCTTCTTCTCGTGTAAATACTTTTCCATTCTTCTCTTGACAAAATTCTCTTGATGTTTCAATCAATCCTCCTTCGTAGATGAATGCCATCAGTCCAAGTCTGTCTGCAAATTCGTTGTTCACATTTCTGTCATGCTCAACAAATAAGTCTTGCGCTATCGTCTGAAAGTGACTCTTTATCTTTCCAAACTTGCCTTCTGGTAAAATCTCACTCTTTATAACTGACTGAAATTCTTTCAATGGCATTCCTTGAGCAATCGCTCTTGTGCCTATATTTCTGATTGCCATATATGGTTCTTCAAACTTGCTCAACTGATCCAGCAGACTTCCCTTTGCTATCTTGACAACATTGCCAGTCTTTTTGATGCCATACTTTGCAACGCTATCTTTCGTCACCTTGCCTTGTATCTTCTTCACATCGAAATTGTCAAAGTATTCGACATTCGTCTTGGTGATTTTAATAAGCTGATTGGCGATCCATGTGATGATTGGCATCACCTTTGTTTTCTTAAACTTTTCTTGAAATTCAGCAAGTTTATGAAGAGCAACGTGATTCTTTGTAGAGTTGACAATAATGTTGTCTTTGAATGTCAGAAGGTCACGAAATTCATTTATGACAGAACGATAAAAGTCACGCTCCAGCTTTTCAAACAGAAGCAATGCCTTCTTCTCAACAGAGTCAACTAATTCTGATCGTTTTCGTGACTTCTTGCGCATTATTCATCAATATCATCATCTAAATCAATGACTTCTTCGCTTTCAAGCTGCGCACGATAGATTGCGACATAATATCTGATGACATCTTTCTGCTCATTATAATTAAGGTAATGGAAAGGCATCTGATATTCACCTTCAACGCCTTGCAAGATTCTTTGACTTTTTATCTCATTGAATATATCCTCAAAAAATAGCCACAAAATCTTCTTGCTATGATCTACCGGGAGCATCGACAATGCTGACAACACTTCGTTTTCTGACTTATTGAAGAAAGGCTTCCACTTGTTTTTCTGCGAGAACCATTGCAACTCATCATCGTTGTCTTTGTACTTCATAGCCATCAAGTCAGACTCCAGATTTCTGATGTATTCCATTGAAACGTTTGCAGTCTTGCCTTGACTTATTAGCGATATGATCTGCTCGTCACTCAGAGGAACTAAATCTTCATCAAAGACCATGTTTCTGTTCACCTTACCCCTCAGATTAAAATAATGCAACATCTGATCGACAATGAAACGCCATATCTTCGCTTTATGCTCTGCATACTCATGAATGACATTGTTCTTGCTTTGAACAAGTTCTCTGATGCCTGTGGCTGTTTCCGCTCCGCTTTCGTTGTTGTACTTGTCAAAGATATTGGTGTTGAACAAGGCAAGTGATGTTAACTTTGCCAAATGATCAACTTGATCTTGATACATTTTGAAAACATTTTCTGGAATCTCAACCATGTGAACCAATCGTGAAAGATCAAGAATCTCACCATTGTCACCGCTTGTCGGCAATGGAATCTCAACCTCTGTAATCTCAAACTCATTACGACTGATGCGTGATTGTTTCTCACCACTTACAACTGCTGTTCCATCGCATGATGGACAGACATGATCATTTATATATCCATTGGTGCAATAGTTTCCATCAGAGTCTCTGTAACTGCAACGCTGCGTGTAAAAGTAAGCACGAATAAAGCCAAACAATGCCATCTGATTGTCAAGTTTTGACTTCTTCTCGCAATGCTCATTCAACACCTCCTTTGCTGGTCTGTAAATACTTTCATTTATCTGATACCCTGCTGACAAGTCTTTCACATACCCAAGAGATATGGCTGGTACATTGCCACTATTGTGAACGCCTGAAGAATAGTAAAATGATACTGAATTTGTCTTGCCTTCTGCTGTCGCATATGTTTCAGTTCTCAGTTCAGAATTGCTCACATCATACTCTGAAACCATTGCGACATCTTCAACAATGATCTCATAACTGTTGTTGCGTGTATATACATAATACACATACAACTGCTTCTGTATGTCTGTCTTTGATGAATCAAAAGTCTGCTTATATGACTCAGGTGCGTTTGCTGATCTCTTTATTGGCTTTCGGAAACAAATGAACTGCAAACCAAGATGATCAGAACCTTTTAAGATTGTATCTCTTGATGAAAAGATCATTGGATATGTGACAGGAAACTCTCTTGCATTATCGAAAGGGAAAAAGTCAATCAGCAAGTATGCGTTCGGATCAGTAGTTGCATAATCAATCAATCTCGTATTCAAATAATCATCAAGCGATTCCTCTTGATAGAACATTCTTAATCTTTGCGAGAATGACCCCCACGCTTGATCTGAGACGCTTTCTTGTTCAATTGGTGCAAGTACCTTGTTGACACGCTTGGTCTTGTCCACCTTCTTGAAAACAGACTTTAAACGATTTGTAAGATATGGTGTGTGTGTGTTGAATAATCTGACTGATTCTTCCTTCTGAGCATTTGTGTCATTTGCTCTTTTTTTCAAGATGATTGATTCTTGATTTTCACCAGAGATTATAGACCTCCAGTAATCAGCAATTTCAACAGTCTTAGCGTAATGAGAATGAAACTGACTGACAGTCAGCGATTGAAATACAAAATCTAATATCTCTTGTTCGTTGAGCGTTTCCATATCATGCAATGATGAAAACTTTATTGATTCTTTCCAATGACTTTATTGTTATTTATTACTTATTTAATTTCTCTGATATCCAGATTCCTTTTATTAAAGCATTTAATTCATTATAGCATTCCTTTTTAGTTCCTAATGCTATAATTGTTTCAACTCCTCCAACCTTATTTGATATTCTATGTATCGCAGTTGAACCGTATGCTCGATAAATATGGAAATTTCCAATATTAGCGGTAAACTTACCGTCTTTGTCCTTCGTGTAAGTAGTCAAAGGGCTTTTAGTTAATTCATTTAAATACTGAAGTCTCATTTCAATATCTTTAATTGTTATTCTCATTGTTATAGTTTTAAATGTTATAATAGTTTCGTGTCTTCTCTGTCAGTATCAAAAACCTATCCCTATCAGGCTGACACCAGTCTACCTTTCCCTGCCTCATGTCATACCCAATAGCAGGATTTGTCTTTGTAATGTTGTACCTACGCCTAAACTCCTCAACGCTTAGTACAATTACCTCTTGAATAAAATCGTTTAAATCTCTTTTCATTTTTTTTTAGTTGTTAATATAATTGCTTTCCAGCATTTCTATAATTATATCCTTATTTTTCTCTGAGATGTGTAACTTGATCTCATAATAATCAACCATATCTTCTTGTGCTTCATCGAGAAGAAACGTCCACTTATCTATCATCCTAATTTCTTCTTGTAATAGTTCTATCAGTAGCGTTCTCTGTGTTTCTTTTAAATATTTCATGTCTGTTTGTTTTAAGAGTTTAAAAATGTGAGCAGTTTCCGACTTACTCAGGTCAAGGTGTTTTCTATTAAGACCCTTGTTCTGCGATTAACAATTCTATTTCATCTATCTCCTCGTCCATGATCCTTTGACTGAGGATTGTGTTTGCGAGACTTCTGCTCTTTGCATCTGTAATCATAGTACTGGAACATTGTAGCATGTTAGTCACGTCTAAATTGGAGAGCTTCTCGATTCTGGCGATTAATTCTGTCTGATTCATTGTAAAATTTTTCATGTCTTTGTTTTTTTAGTTGTTAATCAATTACATCAGCAAACATATATGTTTTTTTTTATAAAAAAAAAGAATTCATACTTTTTTTATAAAAAAAAATAGATCGCATCATATCTGATGAAAATCTTTCAAGATTCTTTTGTCAAGACAATAGATGACACCATTGTGATCAACCTCAATAAGATCACCTCGCTTTCTTAGAACAACGATCTCAAACTCATGATGCTTTGCCTTGTATGTTTTAGGATAACAGGCTGAACAGCTTATAATGAAGAATAAAGCGCACAATTTGATCATATTCGCATAGTTGATTGATTCCATTGTATTGCTGGAGCAGTTGCAAGTTCAATGCGACAGATAGCACTCAAGCAATCGACTTGATCATCTCTGCCACTCGGAAACGTGATGCACTCGTCAATAAATGCGTTGACCCATGTTTGATCAGCTTCATTGCTCGGCAATAACACCTCGCCACGTTCAAGGAATGGTGTGATGACTTCAACTCGTGTCACCTTTGATTCTGTGGGTGCTTTATCTTCTTTGGCAAGAATACCTGAAGAAGCAAGAATCTGCTTGAGTGTCTTTCCAGATGCCTTTGGTTCAAACATCACTCTTGTATATTTCTCATTGCCATACGTTGCAATGATCTCTTGTATACGCTTCAAAAGTTCTGGTGCTTCAAGCCACTCTTGAAACGATCGCAATATATGTACCTTTCGATTTATCATCGCATATACAACGATTGCTGATGGATCATTCGCTTTGTTTGATGTATATGCACCATCAATGTAAATTCGTGTCTTAGATCGCAAATTATTGATGTTTACAGACCTTTTATCATAGCTTTTAAACCACTCACGCTTGATGATTGCGCCTTCTGTCGGTGCAGGTCGTTGCTGATATAATGAAGCAAATGTTCTTGGATTCTTATCTCTTATTTCTTCAAGTCTTTCAAGCGAGTGAAGATGCGGAAACAATGCTTCTCCTATCTTGCGAGGATCATCAGCATTTTCGTTCGTTTCTTTTATTGCTGGTATGGTGACAACTTTCCACTTGCCTCCCTCTTCAACTGTGCCATCTCTGTCAAGCAAACGCCCTGCAAGATCATCCATGTGTCTTCGTGTGATCGTGAATGCCACTCGTGAATCGTTGTGCAATCTCGACTCAAGTTCATCGGTGTACCAATTGTAAACACGATTTCTGTATGTAGGTGAATAAGCCTCCTCATAGTTCTTGATGACATCATCCATGAGTGCCATCTTTGCTGGAGTTCCTGCAATACCACCACTTACACCAACAGAATACAGAAAGCCTTGATTGTTTACCACTTCAAACTTCTCTGAATTTCGCACATACTGACCTCTCGCATCAGTAACCACATTCCTATCGTTCAATCTTGTCTCTGGAAATATATCTGAATACTTTTCATCTGTCATAATGCGCTGAATCTTTCTGTTGTATTCAGCTGCTTTGGTTTGGTTGTACATAGTAAGAATGATCTGCTCATTTGGATTAATGCCAAGCGCATATGGAACAAGAAATTCAACCAACATCGTTGACTTCTGATGTTGTGGAGGCATGAAGATCATCAGATTGCTGTGCTTACCTTCAACAAACTCTTGCAAGACACCACACGCATATTTATGATGCCAGTTCCACACTACATCTTTATTCTGAAATAAATACTTTAAAAATGTGAAATAGTCATCTCTGCACTCATCAATGCGAAGCCATTTCAGTAATTGCAGCTTTCTGTCAAGCAGATCATTTGCCATCCTTTTCTTTGAGCAGTTTGTCGATTTCTTTGATCTCTGCAAGAATGTCTTCCTTGCTTGGTCTTTTATCTTCAATCCTTATGTTCTGATTCGCCTTGCCATCAAATGTCTCCAAATATAACTTGATGGCATTCATAGCAGCATTCGGGTTTTTGCCCATTGCAATCTGAAACATCTTCAATGCCATTGCTTCTTCTTTAGGGACTTTGACCTTAATGCTATTGTCAAGTATCTGGACATCTTTCTTGTCAAACGTCAACCACCCATCTGATAGAGCTACCTTTTCAAGTTGCTTCTTTAATGATGGTTTGCGCCCTTTTCTGTTTATGTTTTGAGGATTCTTTTGAAACCCATTCGTATTATCCTCTGGTGTTATATTTCCACGTCCTCCACCCATTACGTTTGTTTTTCGTTTGCAAAAAAATTAACCCATTATTTATCCCATGATATTATTTCCCCCAAATGTATTGCATAGCAATCATTATAAATATTATCAATTTCAGTCCATAATGAGTTTGGTTTTTTTATAGTATATCCTTTAAATTCTACAATTAATGAATCTGAATTTTTATTATATCCATTTTTGAATTTCAATAAATCTCTTTTCTTAAATTTTAACAATCGCTTTTGCCAATATGGTTTCAATTCTCGATATTCTTCTTTCTTTTCCCCAGAAGCGATCAAATCAAACCATTTTTTTTTTACATAAATTACATGAATCATCTGCTTAATATGTTGTTATTGACAATTACTTTAAGTCTGGTGTACCTTTCACCGTGTTGAGTTAATATCACTTCTGACTTATTGTTAGCAAGGAGACTTCTATAAATCCCCTTGCATTCTATTTTAGAATTGAGTTGCCACTTTACTATTTCGCCTATTTCAAAATTCATCATTAAACATTTAATAGGTTAAAAGCATTTTGCACCAATCGAGAACCAGTACCTTTCATAATGTTTTTAAATTTTTTCTCTGGCGACTTATATTCTTTGACATTTTGCAAATATCCTGTTATGGCATTAAAAGCTCCATAATTACTATTTAAAGCATCAGGAGTGTTTTGTCCTATACCATTGTGGTAATAATCTTTTATTTCTTCAATAACCTTGTTTTTTGATTTTGATAATGCTTCATGATGAGAAAAACCATCATTATACTTAGCACGTTGCGATTCATCGCCTAAAAGGTTGACTAAAAACAAATCAAATTCTTGCTCAGACATTGTTTTTTGCTGCATTGCATTAAAACAATCTTCCAGTTCTATTTTATAAGCATTTTGTATTTCAAGAATTTTTTGTGCTGCTGCTAAGTTTTGTTTAACATTGCTTGTGTGAGAAATGGATACTTTATTTTTCGAGTTTCTTAAAGCAACATTTAACGTGTTGTTACAAACTACTCTTACTGGAGTGAATTGAACATTAACAGCACTTGTCCCATCATGTGAATTAGAAACTAATAAATACTGATCAATGCAATCGTCCATGACTTTTATGTGAGCAGGCATTTTTGCAGTTATAAATACTGTAGATCCATTACTTAAGCATCCTGCTGTTTCAATAATAGATTCAGATTCTCCCACTATGATATCAAAAAATTCAAATGCCTCCTTGTTTTGAAGTACAGTATAATTTTTACCTAATTTGCTCCCAAGTATTTCATTGCTGTCTGTTCTAATGGTAGAGAATGAACCGCTTTCAATAAAATCTCCTTCCTGTGTTTTAATATAATTCGGAGTTTTTGATACATTGTAATCAAGATTTGCTAATTCCAATGCTTCGGCAGTTGTCATTAATCCCTCTGTGACTTGTCCTAACCCATGCCATGCTTTTTCTTTTGCAGTAGCAAATGAATAAGTGTTTTTTTGTTCGTTAAAATTCAAATTGTGTGCCATTATGTTAAATGATTTTATAATTAATAATACACACAACTTAAAGACAATTAGCATTTTAGTCAATTTATTTGAGTTATTTCCCAAAATATTCAAAAGAAAATGTTCTTACTCCTCCTTCCCTAAATCCTCCTACTCCAAATTTACCTGCTTTATGCCCACGATTCCTTCCATAATTGCCTCCAGTTTTCATTTTACCGTTAGTTCTCAATACCTTCAATAATTTCCAATCAGAATTTTTACTCATTGATTTATATATCGGTAATGATGAAAATTTAGCCATGATTCTGTATTTATAATTTTCTTTCATGAACTTACTTGTGGCATTTATCAACTTTAACCCCAATCCAAATCCCTGATAATCTGGATGGATTACAGTTCTATTGCTATGATATATTGGAATCATGTTTTTCTTTATTGGAACATAGTTTGCAAAACATTGAAACCCTATTTGTTTTTCTCCATCGAATAAACCAAATAAGTACAATTTTCCTCCGGGCAATCTTTTGCTTAAATAATGATACTTGCTAAAATACCTCCATGAGTCTTTACTGATTTCTTTGATAGTAAACTCAAGTTGTTCTTCTCTTTTTTTTTTAAATCTCGGTTATAGAATTTTTGATCATTGCAATCAATAACCCAATCTGGGTTTAACCATTCCAAAATATCATAATGACAACTACACAAAACAATTTTCTTTTTATTTCTTCGAGCAAATTTCTGAACGCAATGAGACATAACTTTTGCCACTTGCCTATCAACAACAGAAGTCCACTCATCAATTACACTTATATCTTTGTTTTTTGTCATTTGCAAAACCGCTTTTGCTCTTGCTTTTTGCCCATTCGATAAAGTGTAAACTGGACGAACCCAACAAGGAACAGAAGTTAACCCTATTCCACTCAACAAATTTGCACAATCATTGTATTTTAAGTCTTTAGGAAGTTGATCAATTATAGGTTTAGATTCATTGATTGTATCATCAAAACAATCATCACCAAAAATTTCTTTGGCAAGTGTTGTTTTCCCAGACCCACTTGCACCTAAAATAAGTCCTATTGACCAATCATTTGGTACTTTAATTCCTTCAATCAAAAGCTTATGTTTTGATTTTTCTTCAATATTAATATCCAAAGAATCACAAGCCATTTTAGTCCTAAAGGAATTTGGTATTTCGGATTGTAACTCAACTAAATATTCATGGTTCAATTTCATTATTGTACTATTTTAACATCTAATCCCTTTTCAATAAATTCTTCATAATGTTTTTGACATTCATCTTCATTTGTGAATCGAATATTTAAAAACCAATTAGCATTTATATCATATTCTTGTTCTTCAGGTTCTTGGTATTCCTCGTTTCGGTCATTTTCTTGATCAAATTCAATACCAAACTCCTCTGCCATTTCATCATCTGCATATTCAATTGACCATTGTCCTATATTCCAATTTGATGCGTAGATATATCGTTCTCGCTTCTCTTCACTCCAATCTTTGCAATCGATTACATATTTTGATGGTATTGACTTCCATCCAAGTTCACGCAATGCTTGAACCCTTTTGTTTCCCGCTATAAGAAGGTTGTCTCTGGATGAGTCATATGCTATTTTATTTGCTTCTAAAAACTCAGGGTCTCTGTCTAACTTCTTTTTAAAATCATTCCAATCTGCATCTGATCCAGAAAATGGAAATGGGTTTTGAGGATTGATCCTCAACATTGATAAATCAAATACTTTACTCATTTTATTAAAACATTAACTGATACAATAGTTTCTTTGCCATTGAACTCTGTTGTCTTGATTGTAACACCTCCGCATCTGACATGAGTTTTGATCATAAATTCTGCAATCAGGTCTTGAATTTCTCCTTCAAGCATTTCTTTTGCTGAATACATTTCATTGATTGTCATTTTCTGTGTGTTTTTTGATTAATAATGCTGCCCATCTAAGCCACTTCATGCACTCTTCATAATTGTTGTTATATGCTTCAAGATTTGCGGCTGATATGCTTTGCAATAATTTACTTTTTTCTTTTTTGGTCATTCTATAAGTTGTCGAGATCATTTGGGAATATAAAGTCATCAACCAATCCATATGTCACATCTTTGTGCAGATAATACTGAACATAATCGAGAACAATGTCATATGTGTCTATTAATGCTGTGTGTTTCAGTTGCAGAAAAT